TTACCTACTTCCTGCCTGGATGGTGGGCCGTAATCCAAAACTCAAGATCATTCAAGCAACCCACACAGGAGAACTTGCTGTAAGGTTTGGTCGTAAAGCAAAAACACTAATTGACAGTGAAGAATACTCAAAAATATTTGACACAACACTTAGAGAAGATAGTCAGGCTGCAGGACGTTGGGAAACTGCGCAAGGAGGTGAGTATTTTGCAGCAGGTGTTGGTGGAGCTATAACAGGCCGTGGTGCGGATCTCTTGATTATTGATGATCCACACTCAGAGCAAGACGCAATGTCAGCTAACGCCTTCGACAATGCGTACGAATGGTACACATCAGGACCTCGTCAGCGTCTACAACCAGGCGGACAGATAGTTTTAGTTATGACTAGGTGGTCAAAAAAAGATTTAACAGGAATATTGTTAGACAATCAGAAAAAAGTTAAAGGTGATCAGTGGGAAGTGGTAGAATTTCCGGCGATCTTGGACCACGGAGATAATAAAAAACCTGTTTGGCCACAATATTGGAAATTAGACGAGCTAGAATCAGTTAAAGCGACACTTCCTGTTGGAAAATGGAACGCACAATGGATGCAACGACCAACTTCTGAAGAAGGAGCGCTAATAAAACGTGAATGGTGGAAAAAATGGGAACATGAAGACCTTCCAGACGTTACTTACGTCATTCAAAGTTACGATACAGCGTTTTTAAAAAAAGAAACTGCCGATTATAGTGCAATTAGCACTTGGGGAATTTTTTATCCTGAAGAAGGGGGCAAACCAAATATAATTTTGCTAGATTCGCTAAAAGATCGTTTTGAATTTCCAGAATTACGTCGTGAAGCGTTGGAACAATATAGATATTGGAATCCTGACATGGTAATCGTTGAGCAAAAAGCATCTGGAACTCCTCTGACACACGAACTAAGACAAATGGACATTCCGGTGATGACATTTACTCCAAGTCGTGGTAATGATAAGCACGTACGAGTAAATTCTTGTGCACCGCTATTTGAAGCCGGATTAATCTGGGCTCCTGATGAGCATTTTGCAGAAGAAATGATCGAAGAATGCGCGTCATTTCCACATGGCGATCATGACGACTTAGTTGACAGTATGACTATGGCTATCATGCGATTCAGGCAGGGAGGCTTCCTACCCCATCCAGAAGATTATGAAGATGAAAAAACAGAACCTAGGAAGATGGAGTATTATTAATGGCAAAAAAACAAGCTTTTGAATTTTTCTTTAACCAATTAGTTAAAGGCTACAGATCTATTATGGGTAAAGACCCTGAAGGTTTAGATTTAATTAAAGTTAAACAAGAAGCTCGTCAAAAATTTATTGAGCAAGATAAAATTATAGAATTTCCACAACCAAGATCTTTTGGTCAAGAAGTTGACGAAATGATTGCTAAAGGAGAAGTTAATTTAGGTGAAGCTCCTAAAACTAAACCTTACACACCCTCTAAATCACAAACAGACTTTGAACTACAAGAAAAATTTAGACTCAATAATGAAAAAGCAATTGAAGCTTTTAAAAAAAGAAACCCAAAAGATGAAGATCCAGGATTCTACACAGGTGGTATGGTTGACGTTGAACCAAACTTATCTGACATCGGTCACGGCTCAGACGCATTGATGGCTAGAACAAGATTAGTTTCACCAGATGGTCAGGCTACAACTTCTACAGGATTAAATTATTTATTGGCTGAAGACAATGACAACATAAGAGTTCCTTTTTCAAAAGGTAAAATTGCAAAAGAAGTTTTAGACAAAGGTCGTAGAGGATTTATGAAAGCTGCAGGCGCAGCTGGTGCAGGTATCGCTGCACTTAAAACAGGTTTATTAGGATTTGGAGAAAAGGCTGCTCCGGTTGTAGAAAAAGTAGCAGAGGCTGCGGGACAAGCTCCAACACATTTTTTAAAGCTAGTAGCAAAAATTAAAGCACTAGGGGATGACGTAACTGAAGTACTCGCATACAAAGATAAACAAAAAGTTACAAAATATAAAGACTATGAATTGACAGAAGATTTAACAACCGGGGAACAAACAATTCAAAGAATGAAGGCACTTGATGATGACTCAGCTAGTTACTATGGTAATCCTTTAGTTGAAGAAACTTACATGAGTTATAGACCTGGAAAAGGCCAAATGGATGAAACGATGAAAGGTAAAACTCCACCTGATGATTATGAAGAAGGCACAGCTTATTTAAGAAGTGATAGAGAATATGCAGGAGAGGTCGTTGACGAGATGTCTGGTATTGCTGATGATATATTTGAAGAAGCAGGTGTTCCTGTCCCTGAAGCAATTAGAAAAAAATAATGAATAAATACCCAAAGAAACACTTATTACCCCCTGAAGCCGGACCCATGCCTCAGGGGTTGAATATTACTTATAATACTGTTAAAACAGTCAAACAATCTGGAGAAAAAATAAATGGCCGATATAGACAAAGCACTTCCAAACGAAGTAAGAAAAGAATTTGAAATACCTGGTGAAGAAGAAGTTCAAGAAACTTTAGTTGAAGAAATTGAAGCAAGAGAACAATCTCCAGAAGGTATAGAAATTGAAGAGAACGAAGACGGATCAGTTGATATTAATTTAGATCCACAAACTGCAGCGCCCGAAGGTGGTGATGAGCATTATGCAAACTTAGCAGATTTTTTACCAGATGATGTTTTAGCAAAACTAGCATCTGATTTATCTTCTAAGTATCAAGAGTATGTTTCATCAAGAAAAGATTGGGAAAAAACTTATACGCAAGGTTTAGACTTATTAGGTTTTAAATACGATAATAGAACAGAACCTTTCAGTGGTGCATCAGGTGCAACTCACCCCGTATTAGCAGAAGCAGTAACTCAATTTCAATCCTTAGCTTATAAAGAATTATTACCTGCTGATGGACCGGTTAGAACTCAAGTCATGGGTTTATCCACACCGGAGAAAACACAACAAGCAGCACGTGTTAAAGATTTTATGAATTATCAAATCATGGATCAAATGAAAGAGTATGAACCAGAATTTGATTCTATGTTATTTCATTTACCCCTTTCAGGATCTACTTTTAAAAAAGTTTATTATGATGATATGGAACAAAGAGCGGTATCCAAGTTTGTTCCTGCAGATGATTTAATTGTACCTTACACTGCTACATCTTTAGATGATGCAGAAGCAATTATTCACCGTGTTAAAGTTTCAGAAAACGATTTAAGAAAACAACAAGTTGCAGGTTTTTACAAAGATGTAGATATTGGAAAACCTTCAGACCAAGAATCAGAAATTGATAAAAAAGAAAGAGAGTTAGAGGGAACTTCTAAATCTCAAAACGAAGACGTTTATACATTATTAGAATGTCACATTGATTTAGATCTAGAAGGATTTGAAGATGTTAATCAAGAGACTGGTGAGCCCTCAGGAATTAAAGTACCTTATCTAGTAACTTTAGAAGAAAGCTCACGTGAGATTCTTTCTATTAAAAGAAACTATGAAGTAGGAGATGTTAAGAAAAATAAAGTACAATATTTTGTACACTTTAAATTTTTACCCGGTTTAGGTTTTTATGGTTTTGGTTTAATTCACATGATAGGTGGATTGTCACGTACGGCAACTTCTGCATTAAGACAATTATTGGATGCTGGAACATTATCTAATTTACCTGCTGGATTTAAAATGCGTGGTATTAGAATTAGAGATGATGCACAATCAATTCAACCCGGTGAGTTTAGAGATGTAGATGCACCAGGAGGTAACTTAAGAGACTCATTTATGATGTTACCTTTTAAAGAACCGAGTCAAACTTTATTACAACTTATGGGAGTCGTAGTTACTGCAGGTCAAAGATTTGCATCAATTGCTGATTTACAAGTTGGAGATGGAAATCAACAAGCGGCAGTAGGAACAACCGTTGCTCTTTTAGAGAGAGGCAGTAGAACTATGTCGGCAATACATAAAAGAATTTACTCAGCTTTAAAAAATGAATTCAGACTTATGGCTAGAGTATTCAAGTTATATCTACCACAAGAATATCCGTATGATGTAGTTGGGGGCCAAAGAATGATTATGCAATCTGACTTTGATGATCGAGTAGATATATTGCCAGTTGCTGACCCTAACATTTTTTCTCAAACACAGCGTATTTCACTAGCGCAAACGGAATTGCAGCTGGCACAATCTAATCCACAAATGCACAACATGTATGCTGCATATAGAAATATATATGAAGCGTTAGGTGTAAAAAATATTGATGCTGTTTTAGTTAAACCTCAACAACCTATGCCTAAAGATCCGGCGTTAGAACATATTGATGCGTTAGGTGGAGCACAGTTTCAAGCTTTTCCAGGTCAAGATCATAGATCACATATCACTTCACATTTAAATTTTATGGCGACAAACATTGCAAGAAACAATCCAATGGTGATGGCAAGTTTAGAGAAAAATATTTTTGAACATATTAGTTTAATGTCACAAGAACAAGTTGAGATAGAATTTAGAGATGAGATGCAACAACTACAACAAATGCAAATGCAGGCTCAACAAATGGGTCAACAGAATCCACAAATGGCTCAACAAATGCAAATGCAGGTTCAACAGATGACTCAAAAGATTGAAGCAAGAAAAGCACAACTTATTGCGGACATGATGGAAGAATTTATGAATGAAGAGAAGAAAATTACTTCACAATTTGATAATGATCCTATTGCAAAACTAAGAGCAAGAGAATTAGACCTTAGAGCACAAGAAAATGCTAGAAAAGAACAGGAATCTAAGGACAGAATGGATCTTGATAAGATGAAAGCAATGATGAATCAGTCAAATCAAGATGAAAAACTTGAACAGAACGAAGAATTAGCTAAATTAAGAGCTGATACTTCAATTGAAAAAACTATTTTGAGCAAAACTATACCTAGCGCTGACTCTATGATGAAAAATCAGGGTAATATGATGCCAAAAGTTTCAGTTTTTCGAAGTGGTAACGATTAAATAATGACAAATCTTTTAAAAAAGGTTAAAATAAAAAAATAAGGAGATAAATATGGAAAAATTAGACAAAATTAAGGAAATTAAAGTTTCTGAACAAGAAATTGAGATAGATTCAAGATCTAAAACAACTGCTGACAGAGCTTATAACTATATTGGCACTGGTGGACCTGAAGAAGAAGTTCAAGGTCAAGGTGCAGTGTTAAAAGACAAGAGAAGAAAATCAAAAGCTTACTAATATGT